TGTCTTCGCCGATATCAAGGCCGACGACAGCGCCTATGATGTAGAGCGCAAGGTGAAAGCCTTTGAGGCCCGCATGGAGGCGTTGGCCGCTGCTGATCCAGACAACTACAAGAGTGGTGAGGATGCTAAGAACATACCCTATAAGGTTGTCAAGGGCAATGTGAGTGAGCACCAGGTGTTGGTGAAGCGTGGCGGTGTTACCTATGTGCTGACAATCAACGGCAACCCGAGAGCTGCACAAGCCCTCAATGGCCTTACCAACCCCGATGTGGAAACCGCCGGTGTGATTGGCAATATGCTGAAAGGAGCCGAGTACATCAACCGTCAGTTGAGTGCTTTCTACACTACACGCACTCCAGACTTCATCGTGAGCAACTTCTTCCGCGACATGCTATATAGTAACTGTATGACGTGGGTGAAGGAAAATCCGCGTTATGCGCTGACGTTCCATAAGAACTTCGGCAAGGTAAACCCTGCCACCATGCGCGTATTGTTCGGCAAGTGGGAGAAAGGCACGTTAGATGACAGCAAGACGCTGGAACACCAGTTCAAGATATTCATGATGAACGGTGGCGAAACTGGCTACACCAATGTCAAAGACATCGAGGGCAAGAAGAAGGAGATAGTCGCCGAGTTGAAGCGTCAAGGGAATGTGTCGCGGAAGGCATGGCACGCCCTCGGTATGCAACTCGACCTGCTGAACCGCAGCGTTGAGAACTGCGCGAGATTTGCAGCCTTCATCACCTCGCAGGAACTTGGCCGAAGCATCGAGCGCAGCATCTACGACGCCAAAGAGGTTAGTGTGAACTTCAACAAGAAGGGCAGCGGTGGCAAGATGGTGAACGCCAACGGCCAGACTGGCCTCGGCAAGATGGGCTCTTACATGAGCGGTGCTGGTCGTCTGTTCTACGTCTTCTGGAATGCCGGAGTGCAGGGCATGACAAACTTCGGCCGTGCCGCCAAGCGCAATCCGGGCAAGTTCACCGCCGGTGCCGCCAGCATGTTCGCCCTCGGTGCTGTCATTCCCCTGTTGGCACAGGCCCTCGGCGGTGATGATGACGACGACAAGAATGCTTACTACAACCTGCCCGAGTATGTGCGCCGCAGCAATATCTGCTTCCGCGCCGGCGACCAGTGGATAACCATACCGCTACCCATTGAGTTCAGGGCCATCTATGGCATGGGAGAGTTGGCTACGGGTGTTATCAGTGGCAACGAGGACTACAGCGACGGCGAGTTGGCACGACAGATGACAAGCCAGGTGAGCCAGATACTGCCTCTTGACTTTATGGAGGGTGGCGGTGGCCTCCATGCTTTCATACCCAGCGTTGCGAAGCCTCTTGTCGAGGCCGCCAACAACAAAGGCTGGACTGGTCTTCCCATCTACAAAGATACGCCGTGGAACCAGAACGACCCCGAATTTACCAAGGTCTATAAGAGTGCCGATAAGTACATCGTTGGCGCCAGCAGATGGCTCAACGAGTTCACCGGAGGCGACGACTATAAGAAAGGCTGGGCCGATGTGGTAAACCCCGCGCAGGTCGAGTATGTCCTCAACGGCTACTTCGGTGGCTACTTCAAGGTACCCAACCAGCTCGTCAAGATGGCAGAAACCGCTTTCGGCGACCGTGAGTTTGAGTGGAGGAACATGATGATAGCCAACCGCCTTGTCAAAAGTGGCGACGAGCGCACCGCCCATCGCAAACTGCAAAACGAGTATTTCAAGTATAAGGAGGAGTATGAGGAAACCAAGCGCCTTAAGAAGAAGTATGAGCAGGCTGCCAACGACGGTGTTGTTGGGTACGCTGAAAAGGTGGACTTCCTCAACAACTCGGAGGAATACGCCCGCTACCTCATTTTCGACCAGTACCGCAAGCTGATTAACGACCTCTACAAGCTCCAGAAGGATGAACCCGATGCCGAGAAGCGTAGAGTTTACGAGGAAGAGTACTACCATGTGATGCGTGAGATGGTCGATGCGATGCACGAATATGAGAAAGGTAAAGGAAAGTAATTCATAAGATATAGGCGAGATGATGCGGCGAAGATGTAATTTTGCCGCATCATCGACCCGCCGGCCGAAACCTGCGGGGCAGTAAAAAAAAGAACGACAATGGAAACAAAATTGCATAGATTGAGCCGGGTAACGATGCCGAAGACAGCGGAGAGCGCGGACAGTATCAAGTACAGCAAAGCCGTGAATGCCAACGACCAGGCCAGAGGCTTGAGAGTGTTGCAGGAGGCCCAGCAGTATTACAGCGCCATGTACAAGTTCCGTGTGGAGCGTGAGCGCAACAAGCGGTACAACTACGGCGACCAATGGGGTGATATTGTGTGTGTCGATGGCAAAAAGATGACGGAGGAGGAATACATCAAGTCGCAGGGCAGCATCCCATTAAAGACTAACCTCATCCGCAAGCAGGTGAACACCGTTATCGGCCTCTTCTTGAGTCAGCAGAACGAGCCTACCTGTATCGCCCGCGACCGCGACGAGCAGCGTCAGGCCGAAACGATGAGCACGGTACTCCAGTACAACATGCAGCTTAACCGCATGAAAGAGGTCTATGCCGACTCTATGGAAGAGTACCTGATGAGCGGTCTTATCATGCACAGGAAGTGGTGTGGCTGGCGCGACAACAAGGTGGACTGCTGGACTGACTATGTGCAGCCCAACAACATCATCCTCGACAACAACATGCGCGACTTCCGAGGGTGGGATTGCTCGTTTATCGGCGAGATACACGACCTGAGCCGTGAGCAGTTGCTGGAGAAGTTCGCCAAGAAGCCCGAGGACTACATCCGCCTCAACCACATCTACGACCTTGTGAAGAAGATGGGCATGAACGTGAGAGCATGGGAAGACTTCGGCTATGGCCGACAGAATGTCAACACAGACTTCCTCATGCCGATGGACCAGAGTCGTTGCAGGGTTATCGAGGTATGGCGCAAGGAGAGCAAGCCGCGTTTCCGCTGCCACGACTACAACAATGGCGAGATATTCAAGATTGACGAAGAAGACCTTGAAACCGTTGTCGTTAAAGAGAATAAGCGCCGACTGGCGCAGGCGCAGAGAGCGGGCATCCCTTATGAAGAGATACCGTTCATTGTGCCGGAGTGGTTCATGGATAGCTATTGGTACTACTACTTCCTCTCGCCGACTGGTGAAATCCTGGAGGAGGGAGAGACCCCCTACGAGCACAAGAGCCACCCCTATGTGTTCAAGGCATACCCATTCATCGACGGCGAGATACATTCGTTTGTAAACGACGTTATCGACCAGCAGCGTTATGTCAACCGCCTGTACACCCTCTACGACTGGATAATGAGAGCCAGCGCCAAGGGTGTCTTGATGGTGCCTGAAGACTGCCTGAAGGGGCACGACCCCAGCGAGTTCACCGAGAACTGGGCCAAGTTCAACGGTGTAATATTCTACACGCCGAGCAAGAACGGCGTCAAGCCCGAGCAGGTGGCCAACAACTCGACCAATGTCGGTATCCACGAACTGTTGAGCCTGCAGCTGAAGATGATGGAAGACGTTACCGGCGTCAACTCTTCGTTGCAGGGCAAGGCCGAATATGCTGGTATGAGCGCTGCAATGTTCAACATGCAGACGCAGAATGCCACGACGAGCTTGCGTCGCATCCTCGACAGCTTCCAGGACTTCATACTGGATGCCGCCTACAAGGATGTCAAGAATATCCAGCAGTTCTACGACCAGAAGCGCACCTTCAACATCGCCGGCAGGGCAAGTGCGCAGGTCATCTACGACCCCGCGAAGATACGCGACGTGGAGTTCGACCTCAGCATTGTACCCAGCCAGACTTCGCCAGTGTACAGAGCCATGGCCAACGAGTTCCTTATGGAGCTGTTCAAAGCCAACGCCATCAGCGTGGAGCAGTTGCTGCAGGCTGGCGATTTCCCCTTTGCCGACGAGCTTTTGCAGAACATCCAGAGCCAGAAGGAGCAGCTGGAGAAGGGACAGATGCCCGACGGTGTGTCGCCCGAGCTCATGGGCAAGGTGCAGCAGGGCGCCGCAGCCAACCCCAAGGCCATGCAGATGCTCCAGCAAGCCGCTGGCTATCCCATGCGGGCCGCTGCATAAGCCTCGCGGCCTAAAGACCGCGACCGCCGACCACCAACACAGAGTACATGGGCAGGAAAGACGACATAGAAGCACAAGTGTTAAATCTGCTAAAAGAGAACGACCGACGGCGGGCCGTTCTCTTTGGCACATTTAATCCCATCACCGGCGAGGGGAGTGTGGGTAAGCGTGTTGCCTTTACCATAAGCGACTTCCCGATAGCGACCCAGTACCTGCCCGTGGAGATGATGGATGAGCCTTTTGTGAAGGAGTTGCAAGAGGCCGGAAGTGTTCATGCGCTGGTTAAGAAGGTCATCCTCGGCAGCAGCATAGCAGAGATATATGATGAGGCGTACAACAAGATAGTGGAGCAGTTTGTTCGCATCCGCATCAAGTACGACTTCCCTTTCTGGGCTGCCTCGTTCGTTTATATCAAGCGCAAAGGCGGTGGCAAGGATATCCTCTTCCGCTTGAACCGCCCCCAGCGTAGGTTGGTGGAGCGCTTTGAAAAGATGAGGAAGGCCGGCAAGCCCATCCGACTTGTCATATTGAAAGCCCGCCAGTGGGGAGGCTCGACATGTACGCAGATGTACATGGCATGGCTCCAGCTGGTACATGAGGTTGGTTTGAACTCGTTAATCATCGCTCACCAGTCGAAGGCCTCGGACAAAATCAAGGCCATGTTCGACAAGATGATAAAAGCCTACCCTGTGCAGATGCTGCATGATATGGGCGACATCTACGAGGAGAACGAGAAGAAGATTATAGGTATTGGCAAGAGTGGCAGCATCTACCGTGTACCGCAGCGCAACTGCGACATCAACATAGGTACTGCGGAGAGT